TGGAAACTGTTCTCGCTGTACATTAGAACACGTGATAATTACACTTGTGTTACATGCGGAAGAGAGGCAACAGGCTCAGGAATGCACGCAGGACACTTTATTACTGGAGCAACGTGCACAGCCAAGCTTTACTTCGATGAAAAAAACGTGAATGCACAATGTTATCACTGTAATATCAATTTATCGGGAAACTGGGTCAAATATGAAGAGTATATGATCTCAAAGTACGGCAAAAAGGCGGTAGAGAAGCTAAAACTACGCCGAACACAAGAAATGGGACAGAAAGTAGACACAGAATGGTACTTAAAAAAGATTAAAAAATATCAAAATGTATTATAACCCAAAAGGAAAAATAATAGCTCCATTAAAGCAGTTGTGGGTGGAAATGAAAAGGAAAAGTCGTGCAGGGATAGAGTATTCATACTACAAACCTACCGTTATAGTTAAAAGTAAAGAAGAATTATCAAAAGAAATGGGTCTCAAAAGCAAATAATGCAAACAGAACTATATAAAAAGCAACAATTACTGTTTTTCCTGGACAGAGGTGTAGATTTATACACCGCATGTAGAGAGGCAGGTGTGAACCTAAGGGCTGGAAGCATAATAGAGAGGCATTTCAAGAAGACCAAGCGTGTAGAGTGTAATGTATGTAACGAAGAGTTCGATAAATGTACAGCCTTTGCCACTTGCCAGAAATGTAAGACGCTTCTGGATAATTTAACTCCTGATATACGAACCAAAACCGTGACGGTGCATAGGAATTACTGCGCTAGATGTGAAATAGGAATGAAAAATACACAGGCTCTAATCTGTCAAACGTGCGTTAATGAACTAGCCAAAGAGGAGTAATCGTGGTATAATATTCTCATGAAAGACCCAGAAGTAGTAAAAAAGATGCCAGACCTCAACACCAAACAAGGCAGGTATTTTATTGCCAAGCAAAAGAAAGGCATGACAAAGAAAAAAGCCGCTATTATAGCGGGATATGCTGATGGTTCTAATATCTCGAAGATAGAAAAGTCAAAAGGCTACAAAGAATTAGAAAAAGTCTTCTTTAAAGACGAATTACTAAAACAAATCTCATTGGAGAACATAGCAACCGAGTTGATTAAGAATATCGAGCAGGATTCTGACAGAGGTGCAAAAAACAAGGCTATTGACATAGCACTTTCCAAGCTAGAGGATAAAGTTGAAGAACAAAACCAAGAAAGAGTGTTGGTTATCCTTCAGGGAGATTCGCCTGCCCTGTCCGATGCTATTGATGAAGCCTCTTCCTTGTTGAAAAATAATTAGCATACAAAAAAACCGATACTTGCTAAGTTAGTATCGGCTTTTCACTTTTTGGCTTTTATTCGCCTTTTTGTCTTTTGCCTTTTGTTATATCTTCAAAGATATTGTTTTTGTCCTTGTATACTGTCATCATGTTAGCTTCTGCACCCGCTACGACCACTATATGCCATAGTTCGTGCTTGTGCTTGTCCATTATTTTTATATCAAGGTACTTACCCCCCTGTCCTTTTGTTGCTCTCTCAGAGCTTGTAGTTGCGTATAGTTTCATTTGTATATATTTAATTGTTAAAGTACAGGTCAACACCTAGCATAGACGCTGATTATTACACTCCTTGTTTATCCGCCCTTTAAGAGGTTAAGAAGTGCAATATCAAGGGCTAAACTTCCCGACTTGCGTGTTTGTCTATAAAATCGGCTACCAATTCGTAGTCTTTAAGCCGTGCTTCTTTCTCGTCCCAGCTTTCTGAGCCGTCATTGTCCGCTTGTTCATCTATTCTATTAAGAGCGTCTATCACCCTATTGTATTCGTTTATTTTCTCCATACTTATTTAGTTAGTTTTTAATACAGTTGAAACATAGATAGTCAAAACCCTCGCTTTCTGCTTCTTCTATTTGTTTTAGAAAACCTTTTGAGGCTTCTTCTAGTGTTTGCTCGTCTATATAATCAAGTTGTAATTGTTCGTCTGTACCTTGTAGACCTTGAAAACACTCCTCGCACATACCTCTTTCACAGCAACCGCTTTGGAAGTGTGGCTCGTGTGTCATTTTGTCGCAATATAGACATTTTTTAAACTTTGTTTCCATAGCTTTTATATAATCTAATAATTACTCAATCTCTTGTTCGTCTATCCAAGCTTGTACTTGTTCCATGTCCTGTCTTTTGATTTTAATATCCTCATTTCTATCTAAACAAGCCATAACCCTGCTTAGTGCTTTTAGTGTTTCTTTATTCATATTATCGAGTCAATTATTTTACGTCTTTTAATAATACCGACCTTTGTACTATAATCTTATCTCATAAGAGTACAGTATGAAAGTCAATAGTGTTGATAACTTTTACATGGTAAAGTGTAGGATTTCCTTGCCCTGTCCAATGTTCTGTGTTTTCTCTTCTTTTCTTGGCAAAATAAAAATGTTTTTTCTTGTAAAACAAAAAAACACAATAGCCTTGCTCTATTGTGTTCTATGTTTTAACGTATCGAGTACGCTATAAATCAAAACATCTATTTTATGCCACAAGCGATGAAGAATTTATCCCTATCAAATCGTGGGTTTTTCATTGATAGAATATTGGTAAAGTCAATCACAAGGCTTTCAAGTGTAGCCTCTTGATTAAGGTTGCCCTCTGCTTCCTCGACCGCTTCTCTTAATACTTCTGCTATAAGTTCAAAATCTTTTTTAGTCATATTAAGATATTTCGCTTAATTCTTGCATTTCCTCGCTATTGAATAGCGTCAAGAGTGATTGATATTGTTCTTGTACAGCATTAAATACTTTTAATGCTTCGCTTGGTTTTACATAGCCATAATCAGAAGCGAAATCGTCTACATTGTCGCTTGGTTCGTATCCATCGAGACTTGCCAGAATAGAATATGCTGAAAGCGTATCTCTCCTGCTTCCCGCTGTATGCCATTCTGAAAGCTCTGTGTATAGTTTCTCAACGTTTCGGTATGCCGTTCTTATAGAAAAGTCTCCAGTAAAAGAGCTTAATTTTTGCCCCTTTTCTTTTGCTTGTTCCTCACTATATCTATAATAACGGATACCTCTGTCTCCTTGCATTGATAGAGGTAAGACATTTTTCATTCTTTCCTCTGTGCTGTGGATACTATCACCAAAACCGGAAATATATTCCCTGTCTCCTTTAGTCAAGCGAAACTCGAATATGTCTCTTTTCTCTTTGTCTTGTGGAAAGTACAAATCGTACTTTATAAACCGTACCTCAAGCGTTGCCCCGACTTTATTTAAAAAGTCTTGAGCTTGTTTTTCATAATCCATATATCTTGTCTATTTAATTGTTAAAGTGCAAGGCTTTGTATCTTATATACCATATAAAACCCTTTAAACTTTAAAGAGCTTTAATGATTTAGAAAACAATAGCTATCAAGAATAATAGTATATACATGCCTATAGCAAGTAACACCGCCATAGGCAATACATATAAAAAGGCTTTTATGCCCTCACGTATCTTTTTGTTACGCTTTATTATTTCTAGTTCTCTTAGTGTATATCCGTGTCGCATGATATCAATGTTAGTTTTTAATAGTCTTATAGCTCAATTTTGGAGCTTGTTTTTGTGTATTATAGGGCTTTTGCTACTAAACAAGCCTTTATATGGTCAGAAAAGGTTTTTATGTCAATTATCTTTTCACCTTTTAGAATAACTATGTCGCTAGACCAGTTGTCAACCTTTATTATATAGCCGTTCTTTTTTCTGTTTATACGCATATATTTATGTTTAAGTGTTTAATAATGTTTAGTTGTCTATTTTCTTCAATACCATTGAAATCTTGATATTTTCAATATCTCTATGTTCAACAACACAGTAAGCACCAAATAAAAATACCGCCATTTGTTTAGATGTTGCTTTAATACCTATTTTATCCAATACCCCTTTTTCATCAAAAAGAATAGTGTATTCTTTTTCTTTTTTATTCATATAATTTATAGTTTAAGTGTTTAATAATGTTTCAACCTTTCTTGAGCTTAATTATAAGCGGAAAAAGGGAAAAGAAAAAGCCTATATACTACCATAGTGTGGATAACTATAACAGTAGTAAAATCTGCGGAAAAAGGCATAAAATAATACTACTACTATAGTAAACACATAATACACGTATAGAACATATAGACAGTAGGTAAGCAAACAATATAGCTATATATAAACCTATGAAATCCGGGAAAAGAAAAGCCAAAGAATAATATGCTTGTGATCTCCTATATACTACATAACACTATATAGAGACATAGACTGTTGTATTGAGTAGGCTTAATATACTTAAATAAGTGTCAAATAATTACCAAATAATTAAGAATACCCACACACACACCACCTCACAAGAACTCAGAACACCGCAAAAGAGCAATATAGAGTGTCTTTTTATTCACTTACTGTAAAATATTGACCCCTAAAAGCTCCCTTTTCTGTATATAGAGACAATGAAACTTTTAGGCATAGGGGGGGGTATAAGTCCAGTCGGTTTTGGAGTAAAATATATAGATATAACCCATCTACACAGATTGAAAAATAGACTTAAATTGTTTACTAAGGGGGGTACGTGTGGTATAATATTGCAAATGCAAAGCAAAGAATACCAACAGATAATTGAAGGCTTCCTCACTGGCGACCCTAAATATTGGATAAAAGAAATAACCCTCAACGGAACTCATTATAAGTTCACAGACAAGCAATCTGAGTTTATTTCTACTTTAGATGGCAATAACAACAAGTTCATGCTGTTTAGTGGTGGAAGGGGGTGTGGGAAGTCCCTAGCGCTCTGTGTTAAGATTTATTTGATATGTAGGGGGTTTAAGGGGATACGGGTCTTATTAGGGCGTAAGACGCTCTCAGACATCGAAAAGACTACTCTGTTGGACTTATTCGCTATAATGCCACCTAACCAGTATGAGTACCGTGTGAAGGATGGTCTAATAAATTTTAAAAACGGTAGTCAAATTGTGCTATTAGGATTGGATGCTATGCAATCAGGTAACGTAGGGGATATAAAGAAAGCTCAACAGAAAACTAAATCTATGAACTTAGGTTCTTATTTCCTTGATCAGTTGGAGGAGATTGAGTATGACGTATTCCAGGCTTTGAACGACACTATGAGAATGAGCCAGAAGGAGGAAGGTCTGCCTGATTACCCTCGACAAGGTAACATGACTACAAACCCTGCTAACTTCTGGGCTTATCACTATTTTAAATTAAACCAGCAAATGAACGAGGATGGCCTATGGGTGCCTAAAAGACGTCCTGACACTCGCTTATTGGAAGGATCGATGCTTGATAACAGGGAAAACCTCCCAGAGGACTTCGTTATGGACCGATTGAACCGGGAACAGTCTTATGTTGATAGATTCGTGCATGGTCATTGGAACATGGATGTGCTTACTAAGGGGTCCGTATTTGCTAAAGAACACATTGCTCAGCAACAAACATGGGTTAAAACCCCTCTAAGGACCGAAGAGGGCTGCGAAATCTACGATGTGCCTATCCAAGGGGTAGAGTACCGTATGGGTGTCGACCCTTCAGAAGGTGTGGTTGACCCCTCAAGCATAACGGTGATAGACCAGAACGGCCGTAAGGTTGCAAAATTCAACGGAATGGTTCCGATTAACGCTTTGGCGGACAAAGTTAAGTTTTTATACTACAAATACAACAAACCACTAATCATTCCTGAATCTAACTCAGCGGGTGCTGCTCTAATTAGGGAGATTAGGGACTTGAATGTGTACAAACGTAAGCAAACTGGGGAGAAATGGGACAAACAAACACCTAAACTAGGATTCAGAACGTCATGGGAGTCTAAGTCACAGCTTATTTCCCACTTTAATAAACTTCTACGAGCAGGTGTACCTAAAATACAAGACCAAAAGACCATTGAGGAGATGAAGACCTTTATTTGGAGTAACGAGGCTACCCGACAGGGGGCGGGGGCGTCTAGAGGATTCCATGATGATGAGGTTATGTCTACTCTGTTAGCGTTCTGGGACTTCCACCCAGAGAAGATGGAGGCGATTAAGATTGCTCGACAAAGACCCATAAGCAAAAGAAGACCTCAGTATATTTAAGCTAATGCGATTAGCATTTAACAAAGTATAAAAAGTGTGGTATAATTATGCCATATAAATTTAGCTAAATCAATATGGGAATATTCAAAAAGAAAGCGAAAAAAACAGTCAAGAAGGTTGAAAAGCCTTTAACACCAGAGCAAAAGCCTGGTTTTGACCCTGACATGCCTCTTAACAAACAAAGACACCTAAGATAATGGACGCAACCACATTACGACAAACAAACAAGGAAATAAAGGATTTCAAAGAGAAGCCGATTACAATCGTTCCTGGTTTGACGTTTAATCAATACGATACAATACAGCAGATATTTTTCTACTATAACTCTAAGTTCAAGACAGGAGAGATTGACGAAGATGGAGATAAGAAGTATTTCCAGAACATCGTTAAGAACCCTTGTAAAGTTTATACCAAGGCAATAGACTTTGATACTAAGAATATACGAATGCTTACAGCGGGGGGAGGCGACCCGCTTAAGACATGGTTCATGGAAAGGGATTTGAAGTACTGGATGCGTGATAAACAATTTGGCAAGGTTCTAAACAGAATCTTTGTTGAACTACCTATATTCGGTTCCGTTGTTGTAAAAATCATAGACGGGACACCACACTTCGTTGACTTACGAAACTTTATCGTAGAACAATCAGCAGAGACACTACAGGACTCTAATTACATAACAGAAATCCACAACTACTCACCAGGAGAGTTCAGAAAGGTTGCAAAGCAAATGAACTGGAAGAAGTCAGACGTTGATACAGTTATCGACGAGTACCACGAAATGAAAGACACTTCACATATCCGAATCTACGAAAGGTACGGAGAGGTGCGTGAAGAGAAGGACGGTAACGTAACTTGGTCATACAGACGAGTATTCGTTGCAGACGTTGGAACAGATGAGTTCGACCAACACGGAAATCTAGAAGTACAACACCCAGGAGTAGAATTATCAAGTGACGAATGGGATCACGACAACCTTCCTTATTGGGAGTTCCATGCAGAAAAGATGGCAGGACGATGGCTAGGTATCGGAGTTGTTGAATCTCTATTCGAACCACAAATAAGAATGAACGAACTTGCCAACGTGCAAGCAAAGACAACTTACTGGGCGGGACTACGAGTATTCCAAACTCAGGACCCAGCAGTCAACCGAAACCTATATACCGATACACGAAACGGCGAAATAATGAACGTGGACTCACCTATCACTCAGGTAGACATGTCAGACCGAAACCTAGCATTCTTCAACCAAGAGGGCAACAAGTGGATGCAGAACAGAGCAGAGTTGACATTCTCATACGATGTGGTCCAAGGAGAACGACTACCAGCAGGTACACCACTTGGTTCAGCACAAATAGCTACTTCACAAGCGCTTTCATACTTTGAGGGTATTCAAGAGAACGTAGCAATGGACGTTAAGGAGATGATTTACAAAGTTATTATTCCTCAGTGGGAAAAAGAAAGCTCACCAGAGCACGCAATCCGACTTGTTGGTCAAGACCTTGACACATACATAGGAATGGTGCGTAATGAATTGGTCTTCAAAGAAATCGTACGACTAGCTACGTCTGGCAAATTCCCATCTAATTCTGATAAAGAAGCGATATCTGTCGCTGTTGAGGAATCAATCAAGCAAGACAAGGAGAAGATACTTACAGTTCCGAAGAATTTCTACAAGGGAGTTAAGTATGATATTGACATCGACATAACAGGAGAGTCAGTAGATACAAGAGTACGAGCAGCAACTAAGTTCGCAGTACTACAAGCAATCACATCCGACCCAACAATGTTACAAGACCCAGTTAAGAAGAAACTCCTAGCATCATACATGGAAGACGGAGGAATCAATTCAGGAGACATATTCGGAGCAGAAACAAAGAAGGTAGAAGAGATGGTTCCACAAGGACGAGCAGGAGGCGGAGTAAGCGCTCCACAACTAGGAGACCAGGTTCCAGGAGAAGTTAATCAACAAATATAATGATAACACCACAATATAGAGAGATATTGAACGGAATAAGTACAACACAATACGGCAGAGCATTGCAGGAGTACTTAGAAGAGGAGTTGAATAAAATCGACACGGTTGTTGGTGTTAAAAGTTTGGAGGAAGTTATAGGACGACAGCATGCGGTAGACCTGATTAAGAAGATATTTGCGTTCACTAAAGAACAGAAAGTTGACACCAAGTCAAAAAACCAGTATAATTAAGGGTATTATTATTATTCGTAGTATGGCAGTTGCGTATCTGCCTTATCAAAAATGACTAAAACTATGGAAGAGAACACACAGGTAGCGGACGAAACCTTAGCAGTCCAAGAGGAAGGGGAAAACTCTGAAAACTCTCCTGAAGCAGTCGAGACAGTCGACAAATCTGAGTACGACAAGTTAGCCGAAATTGCAACAAACCAAAAGGTTCGAGCAGAAAAAGCTGAGAAGGAGCGAAAGGCTCTGGAAGTTGAACTCAACAAGAAGACTCAAGCAACCTCAGTAGAGGGAGCACCGCTCGATGTCAGCGATTATATAGACATAAGTGCTTCACTAGAAGGATTAGACCAGCGTGAGAAAGAGTATCTCGCACAACAGCACAAGCTGACTGGAAAGCCTTTGAACGAAATACGAAAAGAAGAAGACTTTGGTCTTTGGCAGTCTGCTTATCAGGCTAAAAAGGCGAAAGATTTAACACTAACACCAACAGGTACTCAGTCAGATTCTGACGCACCAAAATCGGTTACTGAAAGATTGCGTAATGCAACTTTGGCCGAGAAGGAACAGATTTTAGCTGATGCAGGTCTATGGAAATCTCCACGACCTAAATCCGACAGAACTAACATCGGTACAGGAAGGTAAATTTAAAACACAATGACACAAGTAATTACAAACGACGTAAGCGCAATCCAACCAGAACTATGGTCAGCAATGGTCCAAGTTCCCCTTTATAAGTCTCTTGTTGCTCTAGAAGTAGCGAGCTTGAAACTATCTGACACTGTAAAGTTTGCAGATACAGTTCACGTTCCTAAATTTGGAGATCTATCAGTTGCTACTTATACACCAGGAACAACTATTTCAGCTACAGCTCAGGACTGGTCATTCGATACTCTTGTAGTATCTGCTTACAAGCACGTTACTTTCTACGTAGATGACGCTAAAAGTCTAACTGTTAATGTTGACCAAGCACGAGAGCTTGCTACAGAAGCAGCATATCAGCTAAAGAACACTATCGACACAGATGTTTTCAAAAACATAACTGGAGCAGATGGTTTCGTACCAGCTGATGACGCAGATATTCTTGGTGGTACAAACGCAAAGCCAGTTTCAGCTGGAACAGCAAACATCATCAACATATTCGCAGGCGCACGAAAAGTTCTTAGAACTCGAAACGTAGAAGAAACTGGAGACTGGTGTGCAGTTGTTACTCCTAAGATTGCAGCAGATATTGAAATCAAAGCAGCAAACGTAGGATTCAACGTAGCAGACTCAACTCTAAGAAACGGTTATGCGGGAGACTTCATGGGATTCCAGGTATACATCTCAAATAACCTACCAAGTGGTAAGATGACTGCTATTGCACCAGGTGCAGGAGGAGTTACAGCTACAGGTTTGTCAGCAACTACAGGTACATCTGTTTACTTTGGAAAGAAAGGAACTATCGATGTTGTTCTTATGAGAGCACCGGTTCTAGAAATTCGAAAGAAAGATGACATGATTGGTTCAAACTTCATAACTTGGACAGTTTACGGTTCATCCGTATTCACTAAGAACAGAAGTCGAGGAATTAACATGCCTATAGGAGCAGACTTCAGCTAATACTAGCATTCGCTAATACTAGCAAGTTGTTTGTGCTTCGGTTCCACTCCTCTCTGAGGAAACCGGGGCACAAGAGAGGAAATAACTAATTTAAACTAAAACTATGAACAATTTAAGAAAACAAATGAACCGATTCAAGGCACGTATTCGTCTTATTCGTAGGTACCGATATCTAAACGAAGTGAATCAAATAATGGAAGAGTATTTAACATCTAAACTTCTGCAGGGCGGTAGCTCGGACTTCCTCAACAAAGGAAGAGAAGACTTACTCAAGGCTCAAGCCGAGGTCAAAGAGAACGAAAACTTTATCAACTTTTTAAAGAACTTAAAGTAACATGAAGATACTACACATACTAGACACACCTCTTGCATGGCAATCGGGTATTTGGTGGCACCGAAACCAAACTCCTTCTGAAGCTCTAAGCAAGAGAGGACACGCTGTTAAGCAATTTTCAATGGGCGTTGAAATGCCAGAACACATGATGGAGTGGCCTGACACCGTTATATTCGGTAGAATCTATCCAACACAGTTCGACCCAATCAAGCTAATGCTTGAATACAAGAAAAGAGGAGTAAGAGTTCTCTACGACCTAGACGACGACATTTGGGAAGTAGCAAAGGACAACCCTTCTGCGCTTGTGTCAAATGCACTAAAGGATCAATACGAAGGAATGATAAAAGTAGCAGACGCATGTATCACCCCATCAAAGGTTCTTGCCAAGAAATTCAAGAAGCACTTTAAGAAACCTGTGTTTATCTGTCCTAATGGAATTAACTTTGAGGAGTACATAGAAAGACCTCATCAGAACGAGGATATGCTCAAGATAGGGTACATGGGAGCAGCATCTCATTGGAAAGACCTACAGATTATCGGGCCAGTTCTATCTAAGTTGAACGAGAAGTATGACTTCCTGTTTACTATCTATGGTATTACATCCGAACCACTTGAAGCAGCTATTTACACTTATAACAAACTATTGCATAGTAAAATGCAACCAGAGAAGGCTCCATACTTCCAATCAGCTATCGACTTCTACAAGCAGTTGAGCAGATTGCGAATGTGGCACGTACCATTTATGCCGCCTGAGTTGCACCCTAAGACACTCTCAATGTGTGACTTAGATATCGCTATCGCACCACTAGAGGACACAGAGTTTAACCGAGGTAAATCTTGTGTTAAGTTCTACGAATGCGCTTCTGTTGGTTCCGCTGTACTAGCATCAGACGTTGTACCTTACAAGGACGAAATGAAGTCACTTGCAAAGAACACAGAGAAGGATTGGTACAAGAAACTTGAAAAACTTATTGTTGATGCAGAATACAGAAAGAAGCTAGCTAAAAAACAACAAGAGTGGGTACGAGAAAACCGAAGCGTTGAGGCTATCGGACTAGCGTGGGAATTAGCATGCCAACAGCCAAGCAACGGACCAAAGGTTAAATCACAATCATAATGAAAATATTGCTGTTTAATTTTAACGGAATATTAGACGACGTAGAAAAAGAGCTGATTAAGCGTGGGCATGAGGTTATGCCTCACTACAAAGGTAACGGAGAGCTTATCGAGTGGGGTGATGCTGACGTTATAGTTCTATGGAACGAAACACCCAACGGTGGTTGGAAAGATTGGATTAAACAATGCAACACCGCTGGAGTTAGAACAGTTCTACTACAACACGGAAGACGGGGTACGTCAAGGATGCACCCACCGTTCAATGAACCACTACAATCCGATTTGGTTTGTGTATGGGGAAAGAATGATATAGAACGACTGACCTCTTCTGGAATCGATAGAGACAAGATAAAGCTTACTGGAACATCTGTACTCCGAGACCTACCAGAACGAGAACCCCACAAGGGAATCAACGTAGTCTTCTCACCAGAACACTGGGACGTCGATGTAGTTGAGAACTTTATGGTAAATAGTGCGCTAAAGAAGGTGAAGGGAATCAATATAATATCCAAACTTCTTACCGACGAACACACCAAAGATACATACCCCAACCCTGTCTGGTCTGATAGAAGGACCAAAGAACACTTACAGATAGCTAAGGACACCGTAGCGAAGGCTGACGTCGTTGTGGCTGTATCTGAAAGTACTTTTGAACTTATGGCCCAGGTATTAGACATACCAGTCATTATAGCCGATATATGGATACCTAAGGCTTGTGCAGGTGACGAGAGGTACCGAGACTACCATAGAGAGTATTCAAACGCTTGTACGAGGGTACAGGACCTCTCAAAGCTCGGTGACGCTATCCACTACGCCATTAAACACCCTGAACACCTACGAGAGGAACGAAAGCAGATTGGTATCGATGACGGGGGTATGGATATTGAAAACCCAACAGAGGAGATTATTAAAGTAATACTAGGAGAACAATGATACCAGAAGGACAAACACCAGCTGAAGTTGCTGATCTAATAGAAGATATTATCGAAGACAAAAAAGTTTGCGACATTGGATGTGGGGGAGGTTCTTTTATGGTAGCAATGAATCGTCATGCAAAGGAGGTTATAGGAATTGAAGAAAATGAAGACTGGGCCAGAATAGCAGCCACAAAAGGTTTTGAAGTATATGCCGCCAACACTTTCTTTTATGAACTACCAGATGCTGATGTATATTACATTTGGTCTAAAGACGCAATGGGAGTATACTTAAAGGCACAATGGGAAGGCAGGAAAGGTACCGTAGTGTTCGGTAAGACTGTACGACCAGCAACACTAGCATTTATTAACTCACTAAACCCAGAGGTCAGAGAGGTTGACGGCTTCGAGGTTTATATAACACAACTATGATAGAACACACAAAAAACATAATAGACACATTGTATCCAATGAACGCATGTTTGCTTGGAGAAGGTTACGATAACCGATTAGAGTTCCTGAAGAGCCTAATCAAGCTGGATGTCTTAGAGTTCCCCAGTGGAACAAGACTAGGAACATGGACAGTTCCAGACGAGTGGGTTGTGCGTGACGCATGGCTGAAAGACCCGAAAGGAAAGAAGATAGCGGACTACAAAAAGAACCCTCTATCACTTGTTGTTGGTTCACTTCCCTTTAGTGGAAAGGTAGAGCTTGACGAACTACGAAAACACTGGCATTACTCAGACGACATGCCCGGCGCTACACCCTATGTATTTAAGTATTACGATAAGGACTGGGGATTCTGTTTCCCTAAAGATGTTATTCGTAAACCCAACCCCAACGGAGAAGGCGGAGTAGACGAGAAGGGTGAGTTTAAGCCTGTTACAACGGACAAACTCAAGAAAGGTAAATACGAGGTAATGATTGATACTGAATATCGCCCTGGTGTAATGAAGCTAGGAGTTCACACAATCAAAGGGAAAACGGATAGAGAGATACTAATGTTCGCTCACCTAGACCACCCATTCCAGGCTAACGACAACCTTTCTGCTGTAGCATGTCTTACTGGTCTGGTTGACAGACTAACGAAAGAGAAACACGACCACACAATAAAGATTGTCTTCTGTCCAGAGACTATCGGTTCAACCGCTTACGCTCTAACACAAGACCTGTCTAAGGTAGACTTTGTACTGGCTGTTGACATCTGTGGGAATGATGGTCCTATACTATTCCAGAAGTCATGGAAAGACGATAGAATAAATGCTGTTACTCACCTAGCTCTACAAAACAACGGAAAGACCTATAAGAAGGGTAATTTCCGAAACTCCATCGGTTCAGACGAATCAGTATTCAACGACCCTCTTATTGGTATTCCAGGAATCATGTTATCCACATGGGACTATCCTGAGTATCATACAGATGCTGACACGCCTGATAAGATTAACTACGAGAAGATTGCCGAGATGCAAGATGTTATATTGAACATAGTCAAGTATTATGAGATGGACTTTATACCAGAGAGGAAGTTCAAGGGAATGCTTATGCGAAGTCGATACGGCATCCAAACTCCAAACCCACAGATGAATCTGTCGTGGGATTACTTGGTGTTTCAGATGGACGGAAAGTTACATTTATCAGAACTTTGTGCCAACTACGGGATTAACTTCCAGTACGGTTACGACACAATGCTTAAATTAGAAAAAGATGAAGCGATTTGCCGCGTTAATTCTAGCGAAGGAGAAGTCTAAGAGACTACCCTTCAAGAATACGAGAGACTTTCACGGGAAGCCTATGTTCATGGTGAATATGGAAAAGTGTAAGCGTATTTTTGGCGCAAGCACATTTGTGACTTCCGATAGTCTGGACATCTTGAAACTAGCTGAAAGAAATGGCGCTATACCAATTCTGAGAGGAGAGAATCTGTGCGGAGATGTCCCAAGCGTAGAGGTATTCAAGGACGCGCTGAAGTGTATACCAGAAGCTCACGGGATAATCTCTGTTCAGGCTAACTCACCAACAGTACACCACAACTTGATAGCTATTGTCAAACACCTAATGGAGATGGGCGTTGATGAGGTCATGACATGTCACCCCGACTACTCAATCTATGGCTCTGTATGGGGAATATCAAGAGAACGATTAGAGAATTACGGAGACCCATATAAACAAAAACCAAATATACTCCTTGTCGATGAGAGTATTGACATCCACACAATGGATGATTATAATAAAGCCTTAGAAACTAACTAAAATTTATGAAGAAAAAAACACTCGTAATTGCAGAGATTGGACACAATCACATGGGGTATATGCGTCATGCAAAACTCCTTATTGATGAAGCTAAGTCGTGTGGAGCCGATATAGCAAAGTTTCAAGCCTATGACACAGAGAAGATAAAGAAGCCTTGGGAATCAAGGTACTTTGAACTGAAGCTATCAGAGCACACGTTCGAAGAGTTCAAGGAACTCAAAGAATACTGTGATAAAGTGGGTATTGAGTTCATGGCTTCTGCCTTTGACCTTGAGCACTTCCACTGGCTAGAGAAGCTAGGGGTAAAGCGACACAAGCTAGCGTCACGAAGTATCTATGACACAGAGCTTATCAAAGCTATGGAGAAGACGGGCAAACCTATTATTGCTTCGTTGGGTAAGCTAGACAAAAGAGGAGTTCCTAAGATAAAGAACTGTGAGTATCTGTTCTGTATTGCTGAATACCCTACGTACATGACACCAGACAGGTTCCCAGCTAAGTTCGGAGAAGAGTTCGCAGGATTCTCTGATCACACTATTGGAATGTATTGGGCACGGGAAGCAGTAAAGAGAGGTGCTACTATTATTGAAAAACACTTTACTCTTAGTAGAGACCTTCCAGGTAACGACCAGAAGGGTTCAGCTGACCCAACAGAATTAAAAGACTTCATAACCTATACTCGTCAGCACGATAGGGGAATAAATTTCTAATATGAAAATATACTGCTTTGATATAGACGGAACCATTTGTGACACCCTTAACGGAGATTATGAGGGGACTAAGCCCATGCAGGAACGCATCGATGTTGTTAATCGTTTGTATGACGAAGGTAACTACATCAAACTGCTTACCGCCCGTGGACAAGGTACTGGGCTAAACCAGAAAGACCTAACAGCCAGACAACTAAAGGAGTGGGGTGTCAAGTATCACGAACTAGATATGACAAAGCCTTTTGCAGACGTATATATCGACGACCGAGCTATTAACGATAAAGATTTTTTCCATGATAGATAAAAACCACGGAGTACCATCCAACCTAATAATGAAAGACCTTAATGATGTAATGGCTGTATTTGAGAAATACGGTGTTACCGCATACCTAGGTTACGGAGCTGTCTTAGGTGCAGTGCGAGAAAAGGACTTCATAAAGTGGGATGACGACATTGACCTTGATGTAATAGACGCAGAAGCGAGTTACGAAACCCGAAAGAAGATAGGTCATACTTTATTGGATTTAGGATTCAAAAATCAACCTATCACCTTTAATGTATTTGGAAGAATGGAACTAGCTGAAGACGGATACAACGGAGATGCTGAGACTGGTATCTATGTATTCGAAAGAAACTTTAAGTTCTCTGTCTTCTGGTACAAGAAAGAAGGCAATGAATACGTATGTACACCAAAGATGGGTTCACAGAAACTCATATCAAACCTTACTAAGTTCTACGACAAACCTGGGAAGGTTAAGCTACACGGAAAGAAGTTTATTACACCTGGGCCTGTGAAGGAGTATCTCACGTATATGTATGGTGATTGGAAAACACCTAATCGAGAGAACGCACACGCTCCTCAGTACAACAATCGTGTTCATAATATTGACAACCAGTAGCAAACAATGTTATAATGGGAATATGAAAGAATTTAATTGTAAGCAGTGTAATAAAGTATTCAAAGCATATCCTTGTAAAAAACAAGTTTACTGTTCTCGTGAGTGTGTCACCAAAGATGGTAGGTACGGTTTTCAGAAAGGATGTAAACCTAAGATATCTGCAGAAGCTAGGAAAAGACAGGGTAGAACTTTGAGCAAAAAGTATATTGGTAAGGGTAATCCTGGGTGGAAAGGCGACAAGATAAGTGTTCACGCACTACACACGTGGATAAGACGACATTATGGAAGGCCTTCAGAACATCAGTGTACACTATGTGAAGAACAAGCACACGACTGGGCCAACATTAACCATGAGTACAAGAGGGATATAGACGACTTCCTACCAATGTGTAGAAAGTGTCATACCAAACACGACTACGAAAACGGACTTCGATTACCAACCAATCAATATAACCAAAGAAATCATGAGTAAATACTGGGAGGAATTTTATAAAAGCAATCCAACAATGCCACCGAGCTCATTTGCACAGGAATGTGTTATCTATATGCATGACGATGTTATTGACATTGGTTGTGGTAATGGTAGAGATTTAAACTATTTCCTACAACACGATAAGCAGGCCTGGGGAGTAGACGCCTCTTTTGAATCAGATAGCATAACGAAGAGTGATATCGTAGAGTATATGGAGAAGAACAAGAGTCCTCATGCTGTATACGCAAGGTTCTTCTGGCACTCAATCGATAGAGACACACAGTTAAAGATATTAGACTGGACTAAAGAGTATCTCTTTATTGAAGCAAGAACCACTGAAGACAAAGACCGTTACAAGATGTTTCCACACGACAGAAATTATGTGGACGTTCCTATCCTAATCAAAGACTTAAAAGGTCACGGTTATCAAATTATTAGACTCGAAGAAGGAGAGTTCTCACCAAAGGATGAGGAGAACCCACACCTTGTTCGTATAATCGCAAAGAAACAATGAAAAGAATACTACTAACAGGAGCGGGAGGCTTCGTAGGTTCACACATGCTGAGCCACCTTCTAAAGAACACAGACCATGAAATCGTATGCGTATGCTCATGGAAACATAAAGGAATGCCTTATAGGATATTAGCAGACCAGAACTACTCCAAGCACAAAGACCGAGTAACGGTTCTAACACATGACCTGGTATCGCCCTTTACTGATGATGTTAAGAAACAAATAGGAAAACCTGATATTATCCTTAACCTAGCCTCTAATTCACATGTAGACAGAAGCATTACTGACCCAGCTGACTTTGTTAAGCAAAATGTAGACTTGGTGCTTACCATGCTTGAATTTGCACGAGAAGTAAAGCCAGAGCTATTCTTGCAGTTCTCAACTGACGAAGTGTACGGACAAGCCCCTGTGGGCGTCGAACATAAGGAGTGGGCACCTATCATACCTTCGAACCCTTACGCCGCGTCAAAGGCCTCTCAGGAGGCTATAGCGGTATCCTACTGGCGTACCTATGGCGTTCCTTTGGTAATAACTAACGGAATGAACATATATGGTGAAAACCAGGATGATGAGAAATATGTGCCAATCTGCGTTGACAGGGCGGTAAGTGGAGAAAAGATATCCATTCACTCATATCCTGATGGTAAAACAGCAGGCTCACGGTTCTATATTCACGCTAGAAACGTAGCTGACGCTATTCTACACATTATGAATACCGTGACACCACCACTATACCCTGACGCGGATATGCCTGAAAGATTCAACATAGTAGGTGAAGAAGAGATAGACAACCTAGAATTGGCTCAAATGATAGCCGATATCGTAGGAAAACCACTTAACTATGAGCTTGTAAACTTCCATGAGAGTAGACCAGGACATGACTGTAGATACGCTCTAGATGGTCAGAAACTGGCTGATTATGGCTGGAAACCTAAGATATCTTTCAAAAACTCCCTTAGAAGAACGGTTAATTACCGTCTAGGTAGACCAAATACTTAATTTGTGGTATAATTATGGCAAGTAATTTAATTTGCCATGAATATAACCAACCTTGACGCTGACGTACATTTCCTCTGTGGATCGACCTCAGCAACATATCCTGTCGCAGATATACGCAGGAATATGAACATAGCTTATCAGGACGTAGCACGTCAAATCTGGGAGTCAGATGGAACGTGGAGTTTTGATGATGCTAACAACACAGACCTACCAGTAGCCTACAGAACTATGGCTGATGCTTCTGGTACCTACCTTATACCAACTACAGCACAACGAGTAGAGCAGGTAGAAATTAAAGACGGAAACGCTAACTGGGTAAAACTAAAGCCTATAAGCAACCAAGACCTAGTAATATCACCAGAAGAATACCTAACTGGAGGAGGAACACCCCTATATTACATGCTACAGGGTACTCAGATTAGACTATTCCCAGCCCCAGCAACGGGAGACGTAACCATGTCTAGCGGTATGGCTGTTCGACTTGCACGAAACGTAACAGAGATAGCGGTAACAGCAACAACCACAACACCTGGATTTGCAACTCCTTTCCACAGAATACTATCACTAGCTGTATCTATTGACTTTGTAAGAGACCCAGGAGATAGACAACTACTAGCTGTTCAAAAAGACAACCTAGAGAGAGCTATGGCAACTTTCTACTCCAAAAGAGGTGAAGAGTACAAAACACGAATAAAGCCAGCTGGAAAAAGCAGGTGGAAACAATATAGATAATTATGGCAAAAAGAAAAGTAGTAATACAAAAATTTAACGGTGGTATGGCAGATGACGTGCGTGAGCAGTCGTCTAATAAGTGTGCCCTATCGAAGAACTTTGACATCTTCTCACACCCTCATCGAATGGTCCCACATTATGACATGGAGGCTGACGAAAACGACGGTTCTACGGAGACAGGAATGAGACAGTACAAGGTTGAAGACTTTGTTTATGCAACCAGCGGTAAACTCTATGGGCTAGGACGAAAGGCAGCGTCAGACCACACTAAACTGTTTATAAAAGCTACACCCTCAACAGGGAACTGGGCGGTTCCAGCAAGCTCTGAGAGCGCATTAGCACGTGTTAAGGGGTGTCTATTTGAATATAACGACAAACTTCTGGGCTTTGAAAGCACAAACAAGATATTTGAATACGGAGACCTTTCAGGAACACCAACATATTCAGCCAACGCGGTAACTCTTGGAGCCACGATTACGTCGGTTGCCAACGGTCTTGTAGGAAGAGATGACCAGGGTTACATGTTCTATAACAACATCGTGGTGAGGGTTGCTTCAGATTTCACTGTCACCGATTCAGCTCTGACTCTGCCAGCACACCTAAAAATAACATCCGCAACAAGATATGGGGATTATCTTGCAATAGCTTGCGCACCAAAGGCTACAGCAAATGCAATAGACGGTCTACCTTCTGTCGTATATTTGTGGGATTATACATCAAGTGATGTTTCAGAGACTATTGACTTTGGAGATGGAAACCTGATGGTACTAGAAACTATCGAGAACCAGCTTATTGGAATCAGTGAACGAGGGTTCAACAGCTCAGTAGGTCTGCGACCAGACACAGAAATCATCTTCAGAGTATATAACGGCGGTACAGCTCAAATAGTCAAGGAAGCATACGCAATAGCAACCACAACAAGCAACAGACTTAAGCAATACAAGGCTGTTAGGAAGTCTCGACTATACTTCGCAGCTAGCCTGTCAACCGCAACTAATGGAACAACCTTTAACGAGGGTGTATGGTCTATAGGACGAGTAAAGGGGACAAACAATTATGCACTTGCTCTTGAGTACATAGAAGAATCTGCTACGTTAAACAACCCGGTCTTAAGCTTCCAAATTGCAGGTGACTACGTTTGGATGGCCTGGGGAATTATAGGAAACATTTCTAAAACAAACGAATCAGCGGCAGCATTTACATTTACATCAGTATGGGAGTCTATTAAATTCAACGGAGGAGACATCAACAAAACTAAACGACTCGTAGGAGTTGCTGTATCCAAAGCAACAACAACTGGACAGGTTGTAGTGAAGTACAAGACTGAAGCAGATTCAGACTTTGTTACAATACACACAATGGCCACAGGTTCTGCGGTTAGTCAAGAGCTAATCAAGATAGTTTCAACAGGAAAGAACCTACCAGAATTTCAAGAAATACAGTTTAGACTAGAGTCAACAACAGGCGCGGAGATTACTGGATTCAAGTTCGTATATGAAGACGACGTTAAAAACCTACTAACTACAGTATAATGGACGAATTAAGAGAGCAGATAAAAGAATTACAGGAGGAATTAGCAAGGACTAAGGTGGAATTAGAGGATAGGTTCGATGTTATGGAGAGAGAATCAAAGGATAAAGGACTGTCCAACCTTGCTGTATTCAATACACCAATGAGGATTTCAGCACCTATATCTGTGCAGTCAGGAGGTAAAATAGGTTTATTTATAGGCAGTGGACCTTTCGGGGTTT